CTTGGTTGACTGCCTGGAAAATATGGTTTTGTATCTATAAAATTCAATGATCCGGTAATAGTTCTATCTTGATCTAAGATATCATTTTGTTCCCATTGATTTGTAGTCGTATTTAATTCATATACATAAACCGCACTACCAGTAGATTTGTTACCAACAACTATTCTATTTGATCCACTTGGATCGATTTTAACTACACTTCCATAATAATAATCCGCAGGTAATCCACCGGGAGATAGTGTTTGATAATGACTCCATACACCAAGAGATTGAGTGTATATATAAGCACAATTATTTTTACTTGATCCAATTACTAATTTATTTTCATAAATTGAAACGGATTCACCAAATGTAGAATATTCTAAATTATCAAAAGAATTTGTAATACTATATTTTGGATAATAGATCGTTCCAGAAACATAACTGCTTGAATAATCGGATAAATCGTATATATCAACACAAGAACCGGTATAAACAATAGATCCTGTAATTAGTGAAAATCTATAATATGGATTTCCGATTACTACTACAGATCCAGATACATCTACTGATACACCATATGAATCATCATAAATAATAGGATTCCATCCTCCTAAATCTATTTCTATGTTTAATCCTAAAACAGGAACAGACGATGTATCTGCATTAATATATGTTGTATCTAAACTACTAGTATCAGCGGATAAATAACCAGGAAAATCATCAGGATTTATGTATTTATAAAAAATAAAATTGGGATTGTATAAATCTGTAGTTTTTGAATATTTGAAAATTTCTACAGACCCTTTATTATTTAATACAAACGATCCAGATAAAAAAGATGTTGGATTTCCAACTGCAACATAATCACCATCCGCAGCAATTGAATATCCTGTTTTTAATTTATAAATTGGATCAATCATATATCAGTGAATTCTATTTCTTGATAAGTAGAAAAATAACTTCCACTAAGTATTAAATTTTCATTTCCATCATCTACAATTATGTAATTAGCATCATCTTGATCGTCAATTATTGTTACACTATAAGGTGAAATCTTTTCCCCAAACTTAATTCTGGGAATTGTAAATACATCCATTACATCCGTTAAAAGTCTATATGTAGTGTTTAAATTGAAATTTTCAACTCCCCACAATTGAACTGGATTATTATAAGTATTATAAAATAATTGTTTATTGGTATTATATACTAATCGCATATAAGTACCGTCAGTATTAGTTGGATTGGATGATGAATTATAATATTGATTTCCAACTGGAAAAAATGTACCAGTAATATTTAAACCACGATGATATTGAACAAAATCATCACTTTGTTGTTGTAATGCTAAATCACAATAACTATTTGTTGTAGGTAAACTTGTACCGTCACCATAATCAATATAAATATGAGATATCGACCCACTTAATGATCCGGACATCCATAATATCAAATCTGTAGCTTCAATATTTGTAGGATTCCAGAGTTTTTTGGCAACAAATGGGGTAACTTGGACATCATCTCTATTTAAACTTTTTATCATTTATCCATTAGTTTAAAAATCAAGTCTAACTCTAATCAACAATTCACTATCAAAAGTTTTTTGTGTTGGTTGACTCAATTTTGCAACAGCTACAAGTTCATTATCACTATCATATAAACCAACAGTAGTAATATATGTTGTAGGATTGTTTACAAAATCGTTGATCTTAATAGAACCTCTTGCTAATACTACACCATTCAAACTATCAGTAGTACCATTTGCAATAAATGTTGGATTATTAGTATAATTGTAGTCTTGATTCTTTACTCTTACGAAATATTGAGCGGATGGCAAATATTCAGATTTTCTTACTTTAAATGTCTTTGTTGTACATTTAGTAATTGCTTGGAACATAGTTCTTTGATTCAATGCATATGTATTGGTTTGATCCGCAACTGTTGCGAACGATCCAGTCAAAGATACACCAACAGATGAACTAATCGCACCTGCGTTTAATACTACTGTTCCAGTCTTTGGATAAAATAATCCAATAGAATTATATGTGATCACACCACCATTTGAGTATGCAGATGGCACACCATCATTTACACTTCCACTAATAATATTGTAAACATCCAATTGTTTCTTAACTACTGAAGAGTCATCGATAAATGTAAACTGACCATTAGCACCACTAATACTAAATTCAATTTGACCTTCATCCACACGATCTTTGTATTTATCGGCAGAAAAATTCAATACTACTATACCAGATCCAGTAACAGATGTTGTTGAATCGGCAGAAGTAGCTACAGTATAATTTCCTGTTTTAAAATTGAAAAATGTATCGTCAGGAGTCAATAATACATTCTTGTATTGATTATAAATTGCTTGTGTTGGACGAATATACAATGATGTTGCATCTGTTACAGATGAACCAGAACCATAATAATCACCATATGTTATTGAAAAATGTGGTTGGTTTTGGTAATATACATTGTAATAATACAATCCGTTTTGAACATCATATTGGTTTGAACCTGTCAATACCACTTGTGTAGATGATGTTGTAAAAGTTGATTGTGTTACTGCATAATTGCCGTCAACCCAAAATCCAGAAGAAACCTTATTGATTCTTCCTGCTACTATATCTGTAGATTCAAAGTTTTTAAAAATCATATTTTATTAAGCGGTTGTGGTTGGGACTGTTATGGTAACTGGAATTGTTAAACTACCACCGCTTTCATTTCCAATGATAGTCAATGTTGTAGTTATGGTAGATATCAAAGCGTTATTTGGTACAAATTTAAACTTATTACCAACTACTACTTGAGAAGCAGCAGTAACTGCATCCCCAGCAAAACTTGGAACAGTAGCACTTGTAGAATTAATACTATTTGTTTCGGTTACTAATAATGTTCCGGCATTCTTATTACCCAATATAGCAGTATATCCTAGTGTTGTATTATATGTTGGATTGGTACTTGGAGAAATTATGAATTCACTTGTATTCAATCTATCGGTTGTAATACTTGTTTGTGCGATAGAAATTACTGGAATTGCGGTAACGCCGGATGGTAATGTTACCAACTTATATTTCATTACTTGTGTTTCATCACTAAATGGTTCCAATACTGGTGTATTTCTGATAGCAATATCGTAAAAAGCACTACCAAGTGGATGAGTTGAATTGTATAAGTTATAGTCAATTTCATCATCTGCAAGAGCAAATGATGTAATGTTCAACGAACCGTTCTTTGCTAACAATTGTCTACCTTTTTGGGTTAAAATCGCATCAACTGTTATAGTTTTGTTATCTAGATATGCCATATAATATAAGTATATTTATCAATAAATATTATTCATTAAATCTTTTTTATGAACTAATCAATGAATTTTCAGAAACTTGTAGATTTATTTGAGTTCTTTCAATTGGTGACGAATTATCATTATTACCTTTATTATCTACTGTTGTATATATAGTTTGACTAGATTTTTTATAAAATGATGATGTTACAGAATTAACGAAATATTGATTGGTTGAAAATCTTGAAATTCTTCTTTTTAATGAATAATGTCCTATAGGATATGATTCAATATCAAAAATAGAAGAATTATTGTCATATGTAGTAAATAACGACGAAGAATTGACATTTACATAAGAATATATATTCACAAATTTACTACTAGAATTTTCTAGACTGGTATTTGGATTTGTACCAAACAAATATACATTCTTATTATTTCTATAAATATAATTACTTTCAAATTTATCAAAAAACGAACCACTAATAGAAAATATGCTTAATCTCGTATCATAGTTCAAACTAGAGAACTGGAATGTTGTATAGTTATTAGACGTATATGATGCGGGATGCATTGATGATGTCAATGAACCGTATGTAGAAGATGTTAACGGGAAATCTAATCCGTTTTTACTTAAATTAACTTGACTTGTGCTTCTATAATTTCTTTCAAAAGAAGCAGAAAAATGTTTTAATGGTTGATATGAACTACTTAAATCATAAGCAATAGCACTATCTACAGGGCGATTTTGATATTTATTTCTTTCCAATAAACTTGGTTCAATCAATACACCATCAATTACTTTACTTCTTGCTGGAAGCAATTGTGTAACCGTTTCAAAGAAAGATCCGTCAAAGTAATTCTTATATAGAGTCATAAACTCTTGATACAAGACCTGTTCAGATAAATTATATTTATTATAATTATCTCTTAGTGTTTGTAGACTTTCATAATTATCAGCGAAAATATTAGATGGATTTCCGATTAAATCCATGATATCATATTCACCCAAGAAATTTAAAATATCATCGTCTCTTACTTTAAACGGAGAAATATATACTGCTAATAAATTTGAATCGGTAGTTACTAAATTATTTACAACACTCGTTTCATTAGGCATTAATCTAGCTTCAACAGTTTGTGTTGCTTTATTAATCTTTACATTCTTAAATTTATTAGGTCCGTATTGTCCTAATTTAATGTTTTGATTGATTTCAATTTCATCAAATTGATATGGATATAAAGATGCAGATACAGTCAAACAATTTGATTGTGTAGTTGTATTTTGTGCAAAATTATATGCAGATGCACTATATTGTGAATATAACTTGTTAGCGTTTCTTACAACAAAGAATGAACTAGTGTACATATTAACTGGATAATCATAACTGTATCTAAAATACAAATTATCATAAGTTGTACTGTCATTATTTGTTCTATATGAATCAAAATTCTTACAATGTTCTATAAAAGATTCATCATCTAATTCGTGTTTCCATAGATTTATTTTGTCAATATTTCCTTGGAATAAATTGCCACCGCCTGTATAATTTCCTACATAAAGTAAACCAAAACTATTAAATGATTCATTGATTCCTTCGGTTCCACTAATGATTGATTTATTATCATCAAATACAATTTCATCATTATCTACGGATGTTACTCTTAATGAATATTTATATGGTAATTGTCCGCCAGATCCTGTGTCATAACTTGCAGATAAATTTATTTGTTTAATTAATACATTGAATACATTTCCATTAAACAATGGTAATGAATCTGTTTCAAGATAGTCAGTTAGTAATCCAGATGGAGACAAATCAAATTTTAATTTTCCAAAAGTATCTTTAATTTCCTTTTTGATTGATACATCCCAATTAGTAGTCTTTAAAAGAGTGACTTTAGTATTTTGTGGGTAAATATAATCACTATCAATTCTAAATTTGAATTCTATTGAATTGACATAACTTGATGTACCAAATACTGGTATTATTATCGCATCACCATTTCTAGTATATTTTGTAAAGTAATACTTACTTTGATATGTGTAAGAGGAATTATCTTCATCAGATATCTTATTACCACCATATTCTTTAACATTTAATAAACTACGAGGAATTCCATAAATGTTAGATATTGTTCTAATACATTCTTCTGTTCCCTTAGTCTTGTAAATCAATGGAAGAGTCTTTAGAATTCTATTCCAAATTATCTTTAATTTATCATAATCAGAATACGCATTTGAACCCGTCAAGTAATTAGCTTCAATAGATGAATTATCAAATGAACTAATTGGATTCCACCCAAATTGTTGTAATAAAGTATTGGCAACTGTACTTACATAACTTGATGATAGATTACTTTCAACATATTGTTGAGTTGGAAAATTCTTAATATACAAGTAAATGTTATCAAAATGGTGTCCAATCATTGACAAGAATATCAAATAATCGGTATTGTTATCATCCAATAAAATGTATTCTGGTGTATTATTTACAAGACTATCTCTGTTATTTTTATCAAATTCAATTGCATTTTCAATATAGTCTGGGTAATTGTAATTTTGTACATATGCACCATTGACAAATGATGTTGTACTACCACTTACTAAAGTAATATTTTGATACAAATATGAATCATATCCGTCAAATGAATTGAAAATTGTATTTAACTGTGATTGATATCCATTTACTTCTTCCGCATATGATGCACTAATGAATGGATAGGAAGTTAACAATGTATACGACGACGCACTATTTGCGGCAGATGCAGATAATGTAGTCAATATAGAATTAATTGACTTATTAAGTTGATTTATCGATGTTACTTTATTTAAAAATAATTTGGTTCTTAATTCAGCAGAACTAAATACAATGAAATTAGAAAAATCGGAATAGTCTACATTAAGATTATTTAATTTCTTATAAAATTCTACATCATTCTTCGTAGTATTATCTAATTTTAAATCGTTAGAATTTTGATAATTTACAGGTGAAGTCTTATAAGAATCAGTTGGTACTTTGAAATTTGGGCCTGATATCTTAAAATTTTTCTTAATTACTGGTACATTAATAACAAACTTTTGAATTACAGGTATAAGTGATATATTTGAAATCCAACATTTATCTCTTAAAGAAACATTTAATGGTAGTTCATCAAATAATTTTACAATGATATTTGTATTACCATTTTCTTCTACAAATGTATAATTTAATATTGTATAAAATATATCATTGCCAAAGTTTAATGCATTTTTCAAATATGCATACAGTTTTTTATCGTGATAAATTTGAACAGTATCAACTACGTTTGATATAAAATTTGTAAAGAATAAATCTGTAATGAAATTTTCAACTTGAGTTGTTAATTCAATATTACTTGTATAATATGAATTGAGTTGACTCAATCTAATTGATATTGACTTTTGAACAATATATTTAAATTGAGTTTTAATCTGTTCAAATGAATAAATTGATTTATAGTATGTATACAACCAATCTTTAATATAATTTTTAGTACCTTCGAAACTATTTTGTATCAATTGTCCATTTTGAGAATTTACGAATGGTCTATTAAAACCACTATATGTATCATCTAAAAATGCAAGTATGTCTGCATCTGATTTGAATCCAAAATTGGTTCTTAATAACGTAAAAATTGCATTATTATTTTTAATTAAGGAATCGCTACTTTTATATATTTGATATGAATCCAAAAAGTAGTTGAACAATGGAATTGTATCTCTAAGCAATACTGCTTTTCTGGCAAATGCTTGATATTGAAGATTTACAAGTATGTTTTCTTCTTTTGTTAAATCTAATTTAAATGAAGGTGTTAATTTAATTTCTCGTCTACTTGGAGAAATTTCTTTAATGTAAAGTTGATAGTCAGGATTACCGGCAACATTTCTAATGAAATTATAACTTGCAACATGATTACCAGAATTAATATTTGAACCGGAAAAATCTTGAAGTGTACTTAATAATATATTTTTATTAAATGAAATGGTATAACTACTATTGTATTGTTTGTAACTATAATTTAATGTGTTGTTATCAACATCTTTATATGTTTTATTTAGTACTGTATATGTAATTGAGACTGGTAAATATTTCCATACATTAATATTACCTTCGATGTCATATACACTAAATTCAATTATATCTTGTTCTGAATTCCCAAAATAGTATTCTTGAAATGGTACATCATTAAATGTATCCAAATCATTTTGTAAAAAGTAAGAACCACTATTTAATGATCCACTGTTAGATGATATTGTTGGAAATGGAAATGCCATAAATTATTCATTTTCAGATTTTAAATTAAAAGGAAATTGATCAGAAAAATCTTCTGGTTTTGTTCCTTGTTTTAATTTAATTCTTAATTCTACGATTAAATCTCTTGCTGCACTTAATTGTGATTTAGAAGGATCAGATTGTACCTCGTCAACCAATTGATTCAACTTTTCCTTCAGATCTTGATTTTCATATAATACTTTATTATATTCGTTCAAGAATGTTTGATCCAATACTTGTTTTTGAACAACAGTTTCTGTTTGTATTTCTGTAATATTTACATCATACAAATTTTCAATTTCATCTTTTTTATAATTAAAATTTATTAATTCAAAAGCAATATATTGTTCATTTGCTTCACTTGAACTAATATATAAATTTACATTTCCAAATTCATCAATATTATTAGTGAATTGGCCTGTTAATAAAAAATCATTGATTTGTGATTGTATGCTCATCTTGATACTTTAAATATGTTTCCATTATCAAATATTACGATTTCACCGTTAATTTCTGTTTTTATTAAAATTCTGTAATATCTTTCAACAGGCAAACCAGTTGTATCTAATCTGAAATAATGAATCACACCATCACAACTTAATTTTGTGTAATCATCAAAATCAATTACGAAATTTTCACTCTCATTATCTTTAATCGCATAATAAGAATCAGAAGGTAATAAACTTGAACTTAAATATTGACTTTGTTGATATCCTTTAACAAAGTTCTTTAGTGGTGCCTTTTCTCTCGCAAATATGTTTATACGAGGTATACTTCCAAATTTATACTCTCTACCCACATTCTTAACAACTACTGTATATGGATTAAATCCTGTTAGTGGTATTAAACTGCCTGATGAATATGTACTATCATCCCATTTTACATCCAAATATGGTTGATAAATTGTATTTGTTTCCTTACTAAAGAATCTAATACTAGAATTTATATCATTTGATTGAATCAATTCAAGTGAACTAATTAAAACAAATCCGTTATTTGGTACACATCCACATATCCAACCTTTAACAATTGGCGTAACATCCATATAAATATCGGAAGTACTATAAGAATATGATTGTGAACATATTAATGAACTGCCACTTAATGACGACGAACAAAACGAAGATATATAAACAGACGAACTTAAAGTGTTATAAAAAGATGATGATGTATTTGATGTTGGTTGCGAATATGTTGAAGGTACATTATAAAACCAAGTAGCCCCACCATTTTGGAATGAAGATGATCCCAAACTTGATGTCAATAAATAATCACTGAAATTATATGTAACTGAAGATGCGGTTGGACTGTACCATAAACTAGATGTATTCTGTGTAGTATTATAATACCAACTAGCACCAAAACTACCTAATCCTTCAGTATCATATCTTCCTGTACCCATATCCCAACTCTTGCTAACTGGATATGCATATATTTTATAATCCAATGGCACTTCACTTGTAGAAGATGCTTTTAATTTTAAGAAAAATTTAGATCCATTATTTATATCTCCCGACAAAAGAGAACTTGAAATCGAAGTTAAATCGAATTGAATCAAAATTCTACTAAATTCGGGATCATTTGTAAAATTTGTAATTGGATCATATACGCTTTGTGTACCTTGTAATGTTCCATTTATACAACCATCAAAATTAGTTAAAGATCCACTAGCAAAGAAAATTGAACCAGTGAAAGATCCTACTATACTTCCACTAATACTACCTGTTACTGGACCATTATAATTAGTTAAACTTGATGTTATTGGTATACCTGCACCATATGTTCCCGATACATATCCATTATAATTAGTTGATCTGAATTGTGATGATCCACTGCCATATATGTTTGAGGATTCTGCGGCTCCTGATATATAACTTCCAGAAATACTTCCTGTGTAATTCAATACATCAAAAGTTGAGTAACTACCAGAAAGACTTGCTGAACTGTAAAAAGTTACATTACTTACTAATTGATTTTGTGCTTTTAATTCTAAAATTTCGTCAATTCCAAAATTTTTATCGGCATAACCAGTTTCATTAGTTATGAATGTGTCTTGTTTTGGAAATATAAATGTGTGCATACTCTATTATATAAATATAAGTATGAAATTTATAAGACTTTTAATGATAAATTTATTAAATTACTGCACCTCTAATGTCATTATCTGGATATTTAACTTCAAATACAGATGGATCTAATGATGGATATATAATCTTATTGTGTGTTGCTTCTGATAAATTGTATTCATGCGGAGAATAATTACCATCATTTTGGGTAAGATTCTTGAATTTTATTTCTGCAACAGATTGTACTCCTTCAACTTTAGCCAATTCTAATTCTAGTTGATTAATATTGATTGGTTGATTAAAATACCATTTATCAATATTAAAGAAATCTTTGGCTTTTTGAAGACATTGATCCAAAACTTCTTTTTTATTGAAATTATTATAAACTAAAATCTTAAAATCAACGCCGACATTAATGATATAACCGTCAATTATATTAACACTATCTGAAATAATCTTATATTTTTGTAGATATTGTCTAATGTTGTATACTAATGCTTCATTGATTTGTGTTAAATTTTTATTTGAATTATAACTCAAAACATATAAATTTAAACTGAACGGATTTGATACATCAAAATTTACTTTTCTATAATTGTTTTCTAAACTATTATTAATCAATGATGTTTGATTTTCATTATTTACAAATCCATTTAATATTGTTTGATTGGTTGAAATTGACAAATCTGAATTTGGTATTACCATTACTTTTGCAATAGAACCAAATCTTGGTGGTATTGAATATATTCTAGAAACATAATCATCTACCGTTACTGTTCTATTCTGTGAACCAAAATTAGCCAAAGCGTTTTGTCTTATTTCTTCTACACTTTCTTCATTTTGTCCACCAACCGCAGGATTTGGATTGGATATTCTCAATGAATTTTTAACAGTAGTTAATAATGAGTTTTGAGATGGTGTTAAACCTGTAGTATCATTCAAATATGTAACTGACGAGATATTTTTGATAGTATCCGATGGAGAATTTGACAATATTCCGCCACCAACCAAATATTGTACAGTTAATACTGTGTTAGATGGTGCTTGACCAAATGTTTCCGAATTTAATAATTTACTGGTATCATAATTCAAATTTAAATTGCTGATATTTGTCAATCCTATACCTACCAATTCTGAATTTGGATATATTACTTCATCCGAAGTTGCATCTGTACCCGCACCAAATTCAAGATATGTTACATTATTAGCGGTAACATTTACAACAAATTTTCTTGATGTTTTGAAACTTTTAATTAATTTAGGAACTTCCGATGAATACTGAACATATGCATTATTAGTAAAATCTGTATTTTCAGTTTCGGTAAATACTAAATCTTGAGCTAAATAATCAACTTCATACCATTTATTATTATCACTATCTCTTACATCAATTATGTCAATAACATTAAGTTCTGATAATGATATTTTATAAAATGGTACTGATGTTCCTACCGTAAATGATTTAGTAGTAATTTTACCTGCAATTACTTTTACTGATTTCTTTAATAAGAAAAATTGTGGTACACCATAATTATCTCTTGAATATACAGTTACTTCTCTAGGAGAAAATTTACTATCAAGAGAAAAATCAACAGGATCAGTTGTAATGAAACTTACACCACTTTCATTCGACACTTCCATATACTCTCTTATTTTAAGAGCATAGTTGTTATCCGGAATGTAATTATTATTAGAATCTTTAGTAGATGGAATTAATTGATATAAATCAATGTTTGTAGTAGCAGATTTAGTTGGTTTTGTTTTATATCCAAGATAGTTTGCTAATGCAAGAACATTCTTTCTTTCTTCTGCATATGGCATTAAACTTTCTTTAAATTGATAATCAGTATAATATGATAGAACATCTCCTATGTAAGATGCCATTTCAATAAACATCATACCAGGAGATGCTTCACTAAAATCTTTATATGTTCTTGGAAAGTATGTTTTTGAATACTCAATTAAAGATGATTTAAAAGAAGAAAAGTCTCTATTAAGATACTTAATTTCTCTACGGGAACTATTAAAAGACTTTTGTATAATGTCTGCCATAATTATATATTATTTTGACTAATTCTCAAACTAACAGTATCAGTTTGATTATTAATCGTAAATTGTATTTTTATATATAATATATAACTATCTGTAAGTTTATTTTTTTCTTGATTTGCTATATTAATATCCACTTTATTTACTGTTACGCCTGGCACATAATTTTTAACTTCATCAGTTATAATCTGTTTTATTATATCAGGAGATTCATCTATATTTTGTTCAAATAGATATTCTTGTAAACCAGATCCAAAATTAGGATTCATCCGTCTTTCCCCTTTTTTGGTTCTTAACAAATTAGTAATATTGGCTTTTACCTGAGTTAAAGTATCATAACTCTGTTGAAAATATCCATTTTTACCAATCTGAAATGGTAATGTAAGTCCTATTGGATTCATATTATCCCATTGATACCATACCAGAACCTAAAGTTCCATGTTGTTTCTTTTTATCTACAGCTTTCATTAAACTTCTAAAATCTCTATTAAGAACATTCATTACTTTACCTTGTTCTTCAGTTACAGGAGCAGCTTGTTGTGGTGTTTCAACCGATTCATTCATCCTCATACCTGCAAATGCTTGTGATTTAAAAGATGAATCAAGTCCAGCCATTGAACCTTCACTTGGTATTTTTACAACAGTTTGATTCAAAATTTCATTTAAAACTGGATTACTTGAATATTTCTTAACTTCTTTTGGCTTTTGAACTGATTCTTTAACTACATTTTTAGTTAAATTTGTTGGTTCAGTAGATTGAATTACACTTGATTGATTTCCTGACAATATCTCTGTCAATACTTTTGGAATTAAAGTAGGTAATGTTTTATTTAACTCTTCTTTAATTACAGATCTAATTAGTTCTTTTAATTCATTGCTTTTCATACTCTATATAATTATCATTAAATATTACCTATTGTATTATTTATTTTGTTATTTATTGAAGATGGATCAGGTAATTTTGGTATTTTTACAACTTTTACACGTTTACCTATTGTTTGTTTGAGTTTAGATTGGGTCTGAATGCCTACTTTCTTTCCCGTATATTTACCAACACTTGAACCCACACTTCCTAAATTTGATCCTATAGTATTTGCTATTTTATTTGTAGGTAAATATCCACCAATAGTAGATCCTAATTTAGAACCAACTGATTCTCCCACTTTTGATCCTACATAACCACCTACTTTTTCACCTACACTACTGTCTAAGACGGTGTTTATAACATTTCCTACTTTTTCATTTACTACAATTGATTTATCCTCTACTTTTCCAATTACGTCTAATGGTTTAGATCCAACATTTCCAATAACTGAAGCGGTTTTATCTGTAACTTTTTCTGTAATTGACGTAACTTTATCTGTTACTTTTCCTGTAAAACGATCTACATTTTTATTTGTTATATTATTTGCATCAAAATTATAAGGACTATAATCTGGTACGTTTACTAAACCATCTGTTTTTTCTGAAATTGTATCAGAAACCATACCAACTTTTGACGTAATTCCACTTGTTACATTTTCTGTTTTATTTAAAATGTTACCTGCAATATCGGTTGTTTTACTTATAACACCACCTGTTACACTATCAACTTTTGATGTAACATTACCTACAACACCATAAACTTTAGATGCGGCATTTCCTAAAATACCAGTATCAACACCACTTAAAACATCTTTTGAAAAATTGCCAACTCCTTGTATTGTTCCGCCAACAAAATTACCAGCCGTATCACCAATTGAAAGTTGTGTTTTTGATGCAAATTTATCTATTGAACTACCCACTTTACTTGAAACATCAGATTTTAACGCAGTAACAAATTTCAAACCATTTGATCCTTCAGTTGGAGGACCAGGTAAAGCAGGATCAATATCAACAAATGATTTTAATTTATTAATCATAATTAACTTTCTTCATATTGTACTTCTACTGGACCTTCCCGTCTTACTTTTCCTTTAAATATACCCGGTAATCCTTGACCTGATACTATATTCACTGATATTGGAGCAGTTGCATTTTTGAATCCTTCAGGAGTTACTCCATCTACGCCTGGAGCATATCCGCCACCTGTAACAAATACCCGTCTACTCATTAATTTATCAAGATTGTCTCTTAAAAACTTCAATTGTTGATCTTGAACTGATTCTTGAGTTTTATTTGGATTTGCATTGCCAGTCTTTGGATGTGTGTGATTATACCAATGAACGTGATTTAATAACCAATTACATAAATCGTATAACCAATCCACAGTAGTTTGACCCAATAATACTGGTTCATTGGTTTGACCATATTGTCCCAAATAAATGGCAGGACTATTAAATACAGTTTTATTGTTTGTAGTCATAACAATTTGATCATGTGCATCAACTGTATATTCACTATCAGTTACAATTCCATATCTTTCTTTTGAAAAATGTAGTGTTTCTCCGAATCTACTGCTTAGAATCAATCTGTCTGTATTAATTACAATTTGATCTCCCTTTAAATTTTCTATATCAAAATTAAAAGCAGTAGAACCAATTGGAGAAAATAATGGTTGTTCTTCTTTTCCCTGTTGAAATATGGATTTATAACATGTTGTTCTCCATTTGGATTTAGTCAACCCAGAAGTGATATGAATAGAACTGCCATCGTGATTTATATCTTCATCAATTAATCCCCCAGCATTTTTTTGCGAATCTATAATTGCTGGAATAGGTGGAAGTTTTGAATTATCTGAAATAGGTTTATCCAATGATAATTTTCTTTGTCTATTTCTAATCAACACCATCGGGTTTCCACAACCTTCATTTGATTTATTTACAGTAGGATCACCTTTATAATCAGAATAAAAACCTTTATCATTTTCTCTTATATTATCATAAGCACTAAAACGAATTGATTGTCCATGACGACTTTCAAGTACTGTATCCCCTTCATATCTTCTCAATTTTCTAATTTTAGAATTTGCTAAGAAATAAGCACCAAGTACTCCTTTTACTTGATTATTTGAAATTTTTTTAAATGAATTTAATGATACTGGACCTTCAACCGATTCTGTTTTCAATCCATCTTCCGATACTAAATCTTTATTTCCATCATTATTACCATAAAATTTTTCAAGACGAAAATTAGATTCTTGATTAATAAATCCATTTAAATTTAATTTTCTTGTATAGAACAATTTATCTAAATACTTTACAACAATTACAACTTCATTTAATAGTGGATATTCTACTATACCTGTAGATTCCATTGGAAATGCCCATGATAACTTTTCTTTTTCTAACCCTTGTTGTGAAAAACACAATCTTACTCTACAAGCACCTATATAACTATAATCTATATCTTTTTGGTCAGGCAATTCATTTTTATAATTTGCTGGAATATTTCTGACATCAACCAAATGTCTTTTATTTACTATTTCGGGATGTGTTTCATCCAAAATTACATCCAACACAATTGCTGGCTCCAATTCATAAAATTCATTTGTTGAAGCTGCATTACTCGACTGGTTTCCAACAGATAGTCCAATATTATTTAATTGTCCAAAACTAATTGGAGAGGATTTAATATTAAAATATGGCATATTATTTCTTAATTTCTATTGGTGTATTCATTGTTTCGGTGATTTTACCAACTTCAGCCATTAACTGTTGTCTTTCTTCTTCTGACAACCCACCTACTTCTTCCGCACCTTTATTATCGTTACTTACTAATCTTTGTACTATTGCAGCTAATTTCACTAATTGTTCATCGTTCCTTACGCTTACATCCAAGTAATCTTTAATTAAAGGAACGATGACAATAGCATCATTTGGTGTTTTAATCATACTTCTTAAATCAGATACTAAGATATCAATTTGATCTTTTTTCTGTTCAGAATTGATTACAACATCCTTGAGTAAGTTTGAATATTTCTTACCCTTATATAGTTCAAAAT